ATATATATATATCTATGCACATCCTAGAACAGCTGATGATGGAGTTAATAAAAGAATGCTGTGGCAACCAAGATTATCAAAACCTAAATCTTCACCAAATTCATATCTTTTTAGGGCCATTTCAAAAACAGATATAATTGAAATTTGTTGGATGTTACCTCCTGATGAAATATGGAATCAATATTCCAAAGGAAATGTAACTGAAAATGAGATAGTGACTTGGTCTATAGAACAATTTAGGTTTAATAGGGCTGAATTAGAAAAGCCTCATTCTGATGACTTATCAGATGAAGCTGGAGAAAAGATTTATAGAGCTATAAGAGCAGAATTTAAACAAGATGAAATGAGAGAAAAACTCTTTAGGCCAGGGATTTTGGAGGCTTCTTCAAACTCTTTGAAGTTAATCCTTTAGTCCCCATTATCTCTTTAGATTTAGCGACTGGATTTTTTACACCTGTTCCATAGTAATTCCCCATACCAACTTGCGAATTACTTGTATGAGCGTGCTTTAAAGGTTTAATCTTTGGCATCAATCATATTCCTTGAATTCTTTGTTGCATAATTTAGTTGAGCTTTATCTTTCATAGGAACTTGACCTTTCATAGAAACTTTTTCTGTTCCTACTGGTTGTCTTTTACCAACATCATGTTCCGATCCTGCATTTACTCCACGAGATGATCTATCATCATAGGAAGGACAATCAAAATTCCAAGGGTTTTTTATAGCTTTTTCTTTCATATAATCCTTTAAATAGAGGAAGAAACAATGGGAAACCGATATTAAGGAGCAACCCACTATTTCTTCATGAATTAATGTCTGTGGCCAGTTTTTTGAGGATGACCATGTACTTTCTTTTTGCTCATCTCTTGTTGGGCTCTAATTGTCTCAGTTGTGTCTTGATAATTAGACAATCCACCAAATCCTTCCACCGGTGTTTGTTGCATCGTTTTAGCTCCATCAGGTAATACAGTATTCTTCCCTTTACCAACCCAGCTAGAGTGATCATTAATTTTTCTTCCGCTCATATATGCCTCACATCATTGTTTCAGCCATAGGTTGCTCTTGCCCTTGCATCGGCATACCTTGACCAGATTGTTGATTTGATCCCATTATACTATTCAAAAATTCATTTGCAAGACCTGTTCGTTTTGCATCGACTTTTTCTTCGTTTTCTTTCTCTATTTGCTGGTAATCGTAACTTTCTATTTCTGACATCTTCAAAGCTGTCTCAATCTCACCGTATTTAGCAATAACATCTACAAGCTTCTCTAATGCTTCCATTTTGGCTTTTGTTGCCATTGCACGGTTCTGAGTGATTTCGCTTAGTCTTTCTTCAAATAGACCGATATTTGCTTCAGCTCTACCATGTCTTTCTCTTGCTGTAGCAATATTACCAGCCGCTTTACTATAAAGTTCTTTAATCTTTGCATCTTCGTAAGCATGTTTAAACATACTTTCATCTTGTTGTACAGCTGCCATCTGTTGCTCTTGTTGCTGTAGATACTGCATGATCTCTGTTTTACCCTGGATATTCATATCCTTAATGATCATTGAGGCAGGTATGACTTCTCTTCCAAATGTCTGGTTGATATCCAACATCTGTTGAGCTTGTAGGTTTCTTTGAGTAGGTGTAAGAAGACCTTCTTCGACTGTTACCTGGAACTTACTAAATATCCTGCTGTAGAAGTATTCAGTAGGTTCTTCCCCTATGATTAATGATACCTTAGCAGCATTCCAGTTGTTTTGAGCCACTTCCATTAATCTTTCTCCTACTAACTTAAGAGAAACATCCCATTGATCAAAATATTTCTGGAATACCATTAGGTTAGCTGCTTGCTTCATTAAGGCAGTGAGTGAACTGATTTGCTTATCTGCTTGACCTGCCCAATTCTCCATGTTAATGCCAGATGTAGCAAAAATAAGTTCTTGCATCTGCGTAGCAAGGGCTAAATCACTTTCAGGTACGGCAGAAGGAATAATCTTCTCAACGTCGGACATTTCATATCCTTCGTTAACTATAACATCCCATCCTTGACCTGATTTCTTTAGATTGTCCTCATTAGCTACTGCTCCGACTTTTCTCTTCCATCCAGCATTAATTGTAGCAGCAGCAATATCATTATTCGTAATTACCTTATGATTGAATAAAAACTGAGGATCTCTCATTGTACGAACTAATGACCTCACACGTAAGTCAAAATGATTTATATGTGGTTCGTAATTCCAGAATACTGGAACAAAAGGACATGAACTGAATCCTAACGGATTCTCTCCTTGAAACATAAGTTGATCGTTAAGAACTACAGCAAGTTTCCAACATGGCACCTCTTGGGTAACTACTTCCAAGTCTGGTATGTTGTATAATATGGCTTCTAGTTGCTCATCACCACCACTGTAATCAAAGAATTGGTTTCTATTCGCACTGTAAAGACGTTTTTTCTTGGTCTTCCACTTGTACCATACATAACTCAGTACCATTAAATCATTTCTTGCCATGTTGTAGTTTTCAGGAAGGAAATAAAAGTTACCGTATCTTTGAGGACTGCCTGCCATTGGTCTAATGGAACTTACTTTATCAGGAAATCTACTCTCAGCTACTTCACGGCTTATATATTCTTGACACCACACAAAGTTTGCATCACTCATGTCAGGATTTCTAAAGTATGGATCTACGAGAAAGCTGTTGTACTCCCAAATCTTCAGCTTCATTGTTCCTTGTGCAGCATCATCTCCAGTATAATCTAGATAAGGCTGTAAAAGACACATCCCTGATATAGCTGCAAGCTCACAAGCTTTGCTAAACTGCTCGTGAATCCCCTCTCGATTGCATACATTAGTTATTAATCTTGTGTATTGATCGGTTGTTTTAGTGTCTGCACCCTCACCAGGAACATAATTTATCGCTTTACGATGTTGTCTTTGATATCCCGTAATTAAATTGACTGGCTGCTGTACCAAATTGAAATAATACTGCTGGAAACTAGTCTGAGGACTGAAATTGAAGTACCGATTAACAAAAGTTTGTGATCCCGCATAGAACAACGAATCAATATTACTTTGATTCCATCTGCTTTGTTCTAGTGGTTGAAACTTTGAATAAAGATTGTCCAGCCAGTGTCGGACGTTGCCTTGATTGGGTTCTAGACTATTATCCCAGGGGGTTAGATATAGCGACAAGGCATTATCCTCTCTGTAAAAGCTTTAATTTAACAACATACAGTAATTATTTTATTGCTGCAACATTGGTGTAAATGTGCTATAAAAATATGCAGTGAAGGAATTTTCTCTTCATTTTTGTGTATTTGCTTGTTTTCTGCGTAGAGGAGTGTTTCCTTTACGCAGATTTATTATGGAGATTGTATGAACTGGATATCAGTAAAAGATAAACTGCCAGAAAATTTACATGAAATTCTTTTTTCTGACGGGCGGTTTGTTTTCATGGGATATCTATTGAAAAATAAAGATCAAGAATTTTGGTTTTCATCAACAGATCAATATATAATGGATCAATATATACATGGTGTAACTCATTGGATGGAATTGCCAAAATTACCCAGAGAATTATGAAAATGATTGAAAGAATTCTAACTTTCCATTATCATACAGACACAAAAGCCCGTCGAAAAGTTTTTTGTGGCTGTGAGGAGCTAGTTGTTCTTCGCAGCTTTTTCTTTTAATGTATTCTGTAAAAGTGTGTCATTCATCCCCTATCGCTGGCATCATTAACTCCATCTCTCTCCAAGGATCTATCCTAGGTATCCTAAGAACTAAAGATTCTTCATAGATTCCTTCTAGCGTAATCCCTCTAGCAGCCTTAATATATTCCATCAGATCGATATAAATGATTTCATCTTTCATGTTTGATCCTCGAGTTTGGAGTCTTCGGCTTGATACAATATCTGAACGATGTCAGCAGTAAGGTTTATCATTCCTTCGATATCTTCTAAGGAGATAAAGTCATTCTTTATCCCTATAGCCATGAACGCTGCGAATACATTCAGATACTCTACATCACTAAGGACATTTTCTTCATCAAAAAGATCGGAAAGTTTAATGCAAATATTAAGGTGTTTTTCAAGTCTATCAAGATCATCTTCTTCCATCATCTAAACCTTGTAGGACTGTACCTATCTTTCATCCAGTCCATTCTCCTTTCAGTCTCTTTATATGGATCATATGTGGCAACTTTATGACTTGCTATCACATATCTTAATGCATCAACTGCGTGGTCATTATTCTTCATTGGAGCATCTTCACCAAGTTTTGCCTTCTTTGGGTCCCACATATAGCCTTCTGTTTCTCTTATGAGATTCTTACAATCTGCACAGATTAACACTTTACCACTTCTCAATTCAGAACTAAGTGTCTGTATACCATTATATACATCATTGTTTGCATGTATAGGAAGTAGTCCCCTTTTTCTAAGATCTAATGAAAAGCTCTCAGCACTTGG